GAAAGAACATCCAACAGCTTGAACCTAGGGAAGATGGAAAAACCAATTGCCTTACAACCGTACAAAAGGACAACTTGGTATTGGTTGATAACGGTAATTTTCGCATTCGTAGGCTTACCCCAACCGAGTGTGCACGACTTCAAACCGTTCCCGAATGGTATATATGGGATGGAATATCCGACACACAGCGTTACAAGATGCTTGGGAACGGATGGAATATAGAAACAATCAAACATATCTTTAAATATTTGAAAAAACAATGAATGTACTAAGTTTATGTGACGGGATAGCTTGTGGACGTATTGCACTAGAGAGAGCAGACATAAAGGTAGACAAGTATTACGCAAGCGAAATAAACGAACCGTCTATCAAGGTTGCACTGGATAATTATCCCGATATAATTGAATTAGGGGATATTAGAAACTGGGACAAATGGGATATACAGTGGAAAGATATTGATTTGCTGATTGGCGGAACACCATGTCAGGATTTCTCACAGTTAGGGAAAGAGAAACTGAACTTCGATGGAGAGCGTTCGGGATTATTCTTTGAATATGTCAATATACTGAACCATATCAGACAGTTCAATCCTAACATAAAATTCCTGCTTGAAAATGTGAAGATGAAATCCGATTGGGCTGACTTGATTTCGTCACATCTTGGAGTAGACTATGTGTATATCAACAGTTCCGATTTCTCCGCGCAAATGAGAGCAAGATACTACTGGTGCAACTGGGAAATACCTGCATGGAAGGACAAGGGAATACTGTTCAAGGACATCATTACGGACGGGTATGTGGAGAAAGACAAATCATGGTGTATGCTTGAATCATGGAACAGGTTTGCCAAGAACCCCGAATCACTGTTGAGAAGATATAAAAAATCACTTACACCGCTTATATTCAACTCACCCGACTGTAATCCCGAAAAAGGTTTCAGAACGCCAAATATTACGGAAGCGGAAAGATTACAGACCGTACCCGAAGGATACACCAAGTCGGTACAGCCACATATAGGCATGGGTCTGTTAGGAAACTGATGGACAATAGATGTTATTAGTCATGTTTTTAAAGGAATAAAATGAACCCGATAGTTAGTCATATATTCGCATTTCTGTGCGGATGCTCGTTTGTCATACTTGGAGCAATTTATATTGGAACGAAAGGAGATTGAACGATGGAACGTGTAACGGATAATGTTCGGTTGAAAAAGCAACAGAAGTCCTCTCTTCCGTATTAGAGAATTGGGTGCAGACTGTATCTTGCGGAGTTTGAGGAAAAACTAATGAAAACGAAATAAACACTCCCCCTTGCTGGTAAACGGCAAGGGGGATGATTGTGCTTATAACCCAGGACCCATAGAAAGAAGCAATGTACTTCCCTTATATGCAGCACTGTTAAGGCTTACCCATACCCTTGCAGTTCCTGCATTAATCAGTTCCGATGATATTAATATTCTCACCTTCTTGTCAATGCTGGAATTGGCGGATACTTGGAAATCTTCTATTGTTTCTCTTGATTCACCTATAACCATAGGATCTTCAAATTTCTTACTTGCAAACCTAGACATACAACTATTATTACGGAAAGAAATAAGGCTACTCGAACCGTTTCTTACTCTTACGGTAACTTCAATATATCCCATAACGGATGGCATCACTTCACCAAGTATTGTTATGCTTACGTAAGAACCAACTATCTCTATATCTCTTTTACTTACCATTGGAACAGTGTATGCTATATGAGCAATATCGGAGTCATCCTGCTTCAATATAGCTGTACTAAGGAAAGGATAAACTTCCCAATCACCAGCAGTCATACCCCACGAGTTTACAGTAACCGTAGCGTATCCTGTTCCTATCTTCTTGTCGGCAGTAACACGCCTAGACATCTGACTGGTCTTGTGCTTAACATAGACACCGAAATAGCAATCAGCTATCTCGGCAAAGTCACCCATGTTAAGAAAATCAGTATCATGCCCCTCCGATGGCATCATTATAGCCGCAGAACAGACAAAATTACTACTTGTAAACTGATTGGTAGCAGTATCCGGGCAGGAGAATCTACTTATCGGTGGACTGGCAAGATGGTTGTATCCGTTAAAGTCGGTAAGACGACATGGGAACCTACCACCTGTCGGTGCTGTATATTCCCATCCGTTCATGCTTCCATCTGCGTGTTTTGGCGCATCCCAGTATCCTTCCATTTGAAAAGGTTTGACACCACAGTTCCCATCCCATCCTTGCCACCATTTTTCATTTGGTCCAGGTGCAAGGCTTTCGTAACGTACAGGTTTGTACCGTGCCCACGGGTTTATTTTCCCGTGGGTGTTTGCACAAGCATATCCTAAATCGTAAGCCCCATTCACACTGCCTATGCCAAGAGTGGCGTAAACGTCACCAGCAAGGTTTATCGGGGCTGTAATCTTTCCATTAGAATGACTCATAATATTTTTTTATTTATTAATTGTTAATTCCTAATCTATTTTCCAATTCTCTTACTCTTTTCTTTAATCTTGTAACTTCATCGTCAACTTCCTGCAAACCTTTCCATACAACGGGGATAAGTCTTTCATAGGTAACCGTATAGTAATCATGGAACACATCTCTTACCCATTGTTCAAATCCTCCTGCTATAAGGTCTTGTGCTATCAGACCAAACTGGTCATAGTCATTATTGTACACCTCGGAGTTTGCCTTGGCAATATCATTCCAGTGGTATTTTACAGACCTGAACTTATTTATGATACTCATGGCATTGTAATTCTGAATATCCTTCTTTAGTCTAATATCAGAACCGCTAGCCTTGGCTGTTATCTCAGCCTTTGAATGGATTCCTCCGGCCGGGGATATTTCAACCACATTTTGATTAGCCGTAGCAGTACCAGTATCAAACGAAAACCAGCTAGATGCACTCACGCCTAATTGGCCCCTAAAAGTTCCTCCACCATTATAGAAAGCTATGGAGCTACCTCCGGAACCGCTGCTTCTTACCAACTGGAGAGTGTCATAGGTGTCTGTTTGAATACGCAATCTTTTACTACCGAAATTACGTATGAAATTGCTATCTTCCATATATATACCGCCACCATAATCCTGATGATACCACCCTGAATTTCCCGTACTTCTAAACCAGTCGCCGCATTGAATGGAATTGGGGAGTTTTAAATATACATTTGCAGAACCGTTCACACTAATACCAGTACCCGTATGGGCAGCGTTATGGTCTTGTATATAGAATGTTCTAGCAGTAGTCCATACATCCGCACTAGAAGCCCTACTGTCAGCCAATGTAGAAGCACCTCCTGCCGATACAGCTACGGAAGTATTTGACGTTGGTTGCAGACTTTCCCATGCGGAAACGTTACACCCATAAGACCAATATTGGTATTCAATGTTTGCATTGTGGTATGAACCAATCTGGCGCACTTGCAATTCAAAATTGTTTGTTCCTACACGTACAAGACGGATATTATCCATTCCTTTTGCAAATGTGGGGAGATAAAGGCGTGCTGAATTTGCAACATTTCCCACACTGCTATCAGAAGAACTAGGGCCAATTCTCATATAAAATATGGCACAGAAGTGATAATTCAATACTTCTGACTGTGCATGATTTCCATGGGCATACCATATCTGACCCCAAACCGTTACTGACCTATATGGTGTGGCTCCCGATTCAGAACAAGCGAATATCTTTTTCCAACCATTATCTTCACCACCTAGAGCAAATCTTACTGCATAACATCTACCTATATTGTAATTTCTAGGTAAGAAATTAAGATGCCAATTGTCTAGCATATCCGCATTTAAATTGGTATTCAATGTAGTAGAAGAACATTGGTAAGGTGCGGTTCCTGTACCTACAGTGGATACAAATCTACTTGACTCAGCATAATTACCTATAAAAACCTTGTTATCTTCCAGTACGATATTGCATAATACATTATTGCTTGAATTTCTTGAATCAATATAAGCATAGGAACTTCCACCGCCCAATACCAACCGTCTAGCCGAATCCCAGTTTGCAGCTAGATAATTAGTATGGGCAGTAATAGCACCATGAGTATCCAAATTTCCATTTCTAACATTCAACCACATGGCATTGTTTCCTTGCGCTACACTTCCTCCACTGTATGTGGGATACCAACCTATACCATACCAAGAACCGAAACGCAAATTTGCATCGATTGAAGAAGCTGAATCACTACCACCGTGAATCCAAACACCCGAAGCCCTAACCACTCTAGTTGACCATCCGATATTGAATCCTTTAGTATTGTTCATCGTTAAATTTCCCGTCATGATATCTCCGGTTACATTGACATAACGTCCGTCAAAATCAGACAGGTGCAATCCGTCAACCATGTCTGCATTAAGATTACCCACAACAGTGTTACTTACCACAATAAATGGAGCCGTACCGCTTGCTACGGTAGACATAAACGGAACATAACTTGTAACCCTGTTCGCTGCTATACCAAATAAACTTTTCAAGGCAGAACTTGTACATACGTACTCCACTGAACCCGCTAAAGATGATGTGTATGTTTGGAACAGGTGGGCAGCGGCTATATGGCGTATTCTATCCGGACCCGGATTACTTACATTTACAGCATCATTACCGTTACCTATGTCATTCCCTTTAAATAATACCAGTTCACTACTTTCTGTACCACCCCAAAATCTTTCGGCAATGAACGTATGGTTATAGCCACCTGGTGAATCTTCTGTCGTTCCATAGAAATATATGGTGTTCGGTGAAGTACCGTTTCCTATCTTCAAGTCACCGCTCATTATTATGTTACCTACGCCCGTCATATCTCCGCTTACGTTAGCCGTACCGTTGAAAGGTTGACCCCAAAGGGTACGGGAAGTGGCAAGTGAACTAGCAGAATCAGACCTATTATAATATGATGGAAGTTCGTTCCCATTGTCTGATGGTAATGTAGTGTACCAAGTTCCATTGGATATATTTGTGGTAACTCCCCTCCTATTTAAGATTGATACCTGACAATCATCATAATCATAATAATGCCAGAATAATCTTATCTTCTTGGTTGTAGTATTATAGAATAATCGCCACATTGTGATACCACCATATTGAGCAGTGCTTCCGTAATAATTCAAAGACCCCTCATAACTTGTACTCTCTTTATTTCTTGTATGAAATACCATACTTATAATACCTGTACCTGCATGTCTACTATTTACTAGAAGTGTCATGCTGTTAACAGACAAACCACCAGATACGGTAGCCTCAAGAACCAACCTATAACCTTCGGTATTTCCATTCCCTCCTCTAAGTGTTATATGTAGGTTAACTCCATCTGTCCGCAAAAATTTAGATTGATGATAACCGTCTAGTAAATCTGCATTTAAATTATTAACAAGCGTATTGCTTGAAACTATCAAAGGTGATACCCCTGTGGCGACAGTTGACCTAAATACAGGGGCTATGGTGTTATTCGGAGTAACCTGCAAGCATAACTTATGAGATTCATTTGCAATACCAAAGCCATTTGAATCTGTTGATTCTCCTCTAAGATTACCTATATACCAATATGTATCATACCAGTTGAACCTTAATCCGTTTCTTATTGCAAGTCTAGAATTGCTATCTAGAGTACCATTAATTGTATAGAAATTGGTGATATCACAGTTTTCCAACCCCTTGAATATAATGGCGTTATTGGTAGATGCGGATGTAAGTGTTCCAGTCATAGTATCGCCAGTCTTTTTCACCCATCTACCGTCCAATACGGAAGTAGGGATATGACTTGCATCTATAATCTTACTTGAATCAGCCTTTTTCAGTTCAGCCCACATAGCATCAGCGTCAAGTCCTCCCTGCCCAGCCATGTCATACAGTTTCTTTATCGTGTACGCATTAAACGTAT